GTTATTTTAGTACGTTGTTTTGGGTTTTAATTCCCTATGCTAACCAAGCATTAAAAATGTACATTATATATAAAACAAATAAAAATTATAGAAATGTGTCGTACCAGTAGGTACATAGCCGAAATCGGAATGGATTAAGTTTTACAACCGTACGGGGAGGCTATAATCCCCTAGCTCTCAAGCTTTCACTGTTATACAGTGTTAAGTTCTGCGCACCAATTTGCAATAGCTCACAGGTTTTGTCCCAGAGTATTGCCCCCACTAGGTTCCACGCCTGAGTTTAGAAATAGAAAGATAAGTTCTCTAATATGCACCCTATGCAAAGGGCTAACGAGTCAGAGATGGAACCCAGGACGCCATCAGATTTCTTCTGTTCATAATTGTAGTCCTGCCAGTTTTGCGGACAGAGGGCCCGAAGCATCATTTATCAAGATACGTGTAAGACGTGAGTCAAGAAAGTACTCCGCCTCGTTGAGATTCTTAGTTGCCTAGCAAGCCCCTTATAAGCCGCACCTGGTATGGTGGAACAAGCAACGACCCCAAAGTTGTAACTCGAAAGAGTGGAAGTCGCAGAACTCAGCCAGCATAGGCTCTCCACATTTTAGAATTTTACTGATGCTTAGTAATTCTAACCAAAACGGATTCTTTTTGCTTGATTTTTGAATAAAAATAAATCAAGCGTGCCGTACCCGGAGGTATACTGTGCTTGTCGAACGCAGTATTATAAGACGTTGCTATGAACACACCAACCGCGGAGGGAAACCGCTGTAAGGATCCTATAGCACCCAGAGGTTTGGGAGCCTCTACCACTGAAGAGCAATTCCAGTGGAAGAAATTCCGTTTGATGAATTTTTATATTCGAGGAACTTCTTTGCAAAGAGATGGACAAGTAGGGTCCGTCTCAATGACGACATTTATTGACATAGCACAGCTATTTGTCAATGGTGTCGTGTCGCCCACGAAACCCAAGCTTGTTTCCACAGTGAAACAACGCAAGGTGGGTGGCCCGCCTGCAAAGGCGAAGAGACTTAAGTGGAATGCTAAATTTATCGCTAAGTCTGCCAACTATAGCATGGACAAGTTCGCAAGAGCCATTGTCCGTGGATTAGTTGCAAATCGTGGAACGTTTCAATTTGGAAAGGTTGAAACGTGTCCTAGGTTGCGTCTAGACCATCTAGACGTACCCATGAGAGTTCTTGAGTATTTCGAACTAGTGCATGTTGACCACACTAATGGTCACTGCATGTTGGACGAAACATCGGAACCAGGTCTCAACGAGGCTGCAGGCATAGCCAATATTTTGGCATCATTGTCTCATCAGGAGATCGTACACGATCACGCGTACGATTCTTCTCTACCTTTCCCTGAGCTCTTAGACTTCAACCAAGAGCCAGTTTTTCAGTCTAGCCACTATCGCGAGACTGACGACGAAGGCAAGGCATTGCCTTACGTCGAGGGCAAGCACCAGTCAGATGAGTGTACGCCCGTTTCCAAAGTGGATCGCGAACCGACCCAAACTGAACTCATGCTGCGCAAGATATTTTCTAATGTCCACCAAGCAGCCCAAGATATAGGTGAGTTAACAGGAGGGCTTTTTGACGACAGCTGCGTGAAAACAATTGAGATGTTTTTGTTTCTCATTCTTTCCATAAACAGCTCTAGTGATTACTTTGGAGCCATAGCTGCAGTGTTGCAGTATCTTTCCCATTACGTTGATTCATCCATAACCAAGACAGTGTATGATTTTTTGACTGAAGAGTTTATATCTACCGTCTTTGGCGAAGCCCAATCTGGTTTCACTGATGAAGATACGCCAGCTGATAAGGCAGAAAAAGTTGTTGTCACAAATTATTACCAGAAGGTGGCATCTGAATGGCGAGAATTTTTGGAACAGTTGAAGCACGACTGGGACAATGTGGTGCATAACCCATTGTTCACCCATTTTTCGCGTCTTTTAGGTGTAGCTTGCGTCTTTGGTCTCGCTGATCAAGAGCGCTTGACTTTCACTTTGCGGGATCTCAAAGTTTGGGAGCCCGACTTGCAGGTAGTACATGGCAAGGCTTTTGATGTTATCGATGCAGGGTTCAAAGGAATTCTGTTTTTCGCTGAGAAAATTAGTTTAGTAATGGAGAAAAGGTCTTGGGCTTCGGTCATCTGCGATGATACCGAGGCCATTGAGCTAGATGAATTGTATTCTCGTATTCTCGAAGAATCGTCTTTGGTCAGAAATGGCAATTTAGAACGTATTACTGGAAAGAAAGGAGAAAAGCGAACTGAAGCTCAATATTGTCGAGATTTGAACAGATGTTCAGTCAAGATGAAAGAGGCCATCAAATTGGCTAAAGGTTACTCCAAAAGAATGTTTGAAGAGAAATTGATCAAGCTTTCTAATTTAGAGCTGGAGTACACCACCATGCAAGTCGATGCAGGAATGCGTGAAGCACCATATGCTTATTGCCTATACGGACCTAGTTCCCAAGGTAAATCTTCTATATATCAAAATGTGACTAAGGCTCTAGCCTACAGTCAAGACCTGGAGATAGAAAACGACTTGTGCGGTGTACTTAACCTTGAAGCTAAGCACCAAGAGCAATGGAGGTCTTCCTATGTGGCGTGTTTGATTGATGATATGGCTAGTTCGAAAAAGGAATTTTGGCCTAACGCACCTTCTGATTGGATAATTAGATTGGTAAATAATCAACCCTATATTATGGAGATGGCATCGTTGGAGAAGAAAGGTAAAGTCACTTTTAACTCGTTGCTGCTAGGCATAACCACTAATTCCAAAACCTTAGGATGCGAACACAGTTCGGCTTGCCCGTTTGCTGTTTTGAGACGATTCAAAACTATAACTTGCCGCGCTCGTGAACAATTTCAGAAGTTGGATGATGACGGTAATGTGTGTGGCTTAGATCAGACTAAGGTCAACTTATACTACCAAAGTATCGGGCGCAAGCCCGACGTGGAAGATTTGTGGACTTTTTCTGTTGAAGAGCCCAAGCAGCCTCCTGAGCATCAGATGCATTTGTTGCCTGATTACCAAATCGTGACATACAAGGGCCACAGGTTGGCCAATGTTAGTTATAGAGTCTTGCAACAGTATCTTATTGATGATTTTGCTCGTCATAGGAAGTCTCAGGCTGAAGTGTTAGCAAGGAATAGCCCTAAGTCTCGCCCTCCAAAGTGCCCAATTGCGGGGTGCTACCAGATGGCTGGTATGTGCGATGCGCATGACGAGACGACGGGACATTCTGAGTTGTGGTTGCCCCAGTACACGGATTATGACACATCAAAAGCTAAGTCATACTCTGAGTTCGAAAAAGACCAATACACGGTGAAAGCCAAAGAGGCATCCTTCCAAGTTGTTGGAGAGCCAGTTGAGCGCCTTCTTCTTGATGTAGAAAAGCAAATGTCCGTTCATTTAGGTATTCGGACCTACACCACACTCACCATGATAGGAAATTTGTTTAAAAAGCAATTCCTTGAGCCTGTCACTGGCATGGATCTTTTGGCAGAGAAAGTGGGTTGTAAGTTACTCTACATGCAAGCTGAGCGTATGTTCAATTCTGTGCGGATAATGCAGTTCGTGCCCACGCCTTGGATGTCACATCCCTGGATGAAGAAATTTATTAAGGGATTGGCGGCAGAGCGTGCGTATAAGTGGGCCTTCAAGACATTTTGGTTCACTACAGCTGCATGCACATCTTTTACACTTGGCACCCGGTACAAATATGGACCTTTCCGAGACAATCTCGTTTTAATTGGTTCATTTTGGACCGCTGGATTGGGTGTTTGGGCTACTTCAGCTAAAGCAACTTACAAAGTTATGGAGCGACAACTCCGAAAGGAGCAGGTTATCGCCCCCGCACTAGCTGCGGTGAGAGACAGACATACCACGACTTTTCTTAAAGTCGGGGGTGTTATGTTTACTCTAACTTTGGGTTACAAGGCATACAGATTGTACGCAGCCCAAGAGTTCAAACCTCAAGGCACACTGACTCCCATCTCTGTTCAAGAGATTCAGGAACGTGATAAGGAGAAGAATGTTTGGGCCAAGGTGGACAAGAGTCCATTGCCAATAGGCGATTTGGCTAAAACAGGTACTCCAGCTCAAGTTA